TGGACCTGAAGTGCAAGCAGAGATCGTCAAGATCTATGAGCTGGCTCTGCGAGGAATTCGTTCCCATCCAATCTTCACGGCCCAATTGAAGGACGAGATGATTTCTTTGGCTAAGAGAGCAGCTAAGAAAACGCGAGGGTTTTACATGTGTCCAGTAGCATTTCTGACTGTCATGCGAATGTTTACCACAGGCTTGACCCGAGTTATGGTGCGTAGACGAGATTTGTTTCGTACTGCAGTTGGTTTGAATACACACTCTGAACAATGGAATGATCTATATGAGGAGGCTCAGCGTATTCCAGGGGACAACTGGATGGCTGGAGACTTCAAAGGTTTTGACAAGATTCTTTCTATCTTGTTACAGAACGGAGCAAAGTCTGTTCTTTTGGAGCTTGCGAAATTTTGTGGTTTTACACCGCAGGAGTTATTGGCGTTGGACGTGCTGTTGTGTGATAATGTCAATGCTGTTATCGATTTTTTCGGTATGCTTGTGATGTTATTGGGGGGAGAAGTTTCAGGTCATCAGATGACAACTTTTTTCAATAGCATTTGTAACATTTTGTTGCATTTGTACGCTTGGGCTGTTTTAGCCGATGAACAGGGGTTTGACGTTCAAGATGCATTGAGGCTGTTTTGGATTCTCGTGTTCATTCGAGTTTTAGGGGATGACATCATGGCTAAAGTTCACCCTGATGCGGGGTGGTACAATCACACGACTGTTCAACGTGTGTTTGCAGCCATTGGTATTGAGTACACCATGGCGGACAAGACTTCGGAGAGTGTTCCTTACATTTCATGTAGTCAAGTGGGATTTCTCAAACGTTCTTTTCGTACGCATGAAGCTTTCCCAGGGATAATGGTCGCACCTTTAGATGTTGAATCCATCTATAAGATGCTTGTGTATACACAACCCTCTAAGGCCATCACGGAAGAAGAACAGTTAGCAATGGCAATCTGTTCAGCTAAGTCGGAGGCTTTCTTCCACGGTAGTGCATTCTACCACAATCTGTCGAATTTGATCGAAACAGCGCCCAAGACACCCGAACTTCTTGCGCGCATGGAGCAATTTCCTGCTCCAACTTGGAACCAGATGTATGAACGTTTTTTGTTAGCATCACCCAAGTATCGGGTATTGTTGGTGGTACCCGGGCTACTGGCCGAAACCGCACCAACCCAAAATGATAGTCACTGTCAGGAGAATGCACCACATGCACAATCATCCTGGAGAATGGATCGTTTTGGTTCGACCACCATGGAGTGTTCCTCCGAAGAGTCTGAAGAGACAGAGGTTAGGTTGTCCCTCAAGAAGCATGTTAGGCGTCACCGTGTTGAGAAGAACCGTGACGTTGAAATTTTACATCTCAGCAAAACTTTAACAAACACAACACAACAATCTATCACA